TACTTGCCAGTCAGTTTAGGAATCCTCTTATGGTCATCGCCGCAAAGCCAAGGAGCAATAACGACGTCACCGCTACTAAACCAATCGTTACATATTTCCACATTGGGGAGATGACGTGCCCATTCCACGCTCTGAATATCACGCTTGTCGCGATAATAAAGGTCGTGATTCCCAGGTATAAAATACACACGGTCAAAATTAGCATTTAGATGTTCCAGTGATCGAAGGCTATAGTTGAGTGTAACAATATTGAGACTGGCTCGATTGTTGTGCCAGTCGCCCAAGAACATGGCAGTTTCGCAACCTTCGGCCTTGGCTTTAGCAGTGGCCCATTTTACAAAAGCCAAACAATCTTCATTGTGTAAAGTTGAATTAGATTTGAGTCCAAAGTGTATGTCAGTGAAGATGGCGGCTTTGCGGAATAGATTAGTCATCCTGCTAGTATACTACTCATCCAAGCTAGATACAACCGGTCCGGACATGGCTGCCATGCCTGCTTTGCCGGAGTTCTGTCTAGTCCATGATGGGTTCAGGCCGTTCATCTCCAAGATGTCATCTCTAATATTTTGATTTTTCTTTTCGATGTTAAGAATCCGTGTAAAACTATTAGTGATAGCAGCGGTATAGTAAGCGAAGGGGTTTTGCGATTTAGATTCGTCAAATTGTAAACCAATTTGAGACAGTTGTAAAAGAGCTTGTCCACGCATTTCCTCGTTGTAAGTGTAACCACGCCAGTTAGATCGAGTGGCATAGCGTTCGCACAGTTTCATAAACATCATGGCCAGTTTCTTGGTCATCTCACCGTGATCCTTTGAAAACTCTCCTGTGGCTAAATCGCCTCGCCAGTGGCTACGGCCCACAATATAAGGCTTCTTGTCTTCATCCAGTCTATACTGTTCAAACGGTGGAAAGTTAACACGCACATGATTGAGGTCCAACACAGGCACATCTACGATATCTGCCAGGGGATCTTCTGTGACATCATCCAATTCAAAAATGTCTTCTAGTTTTTTGCGTTTGGCTTCGGCCTTGGTAATTTTCTTGGGTGCCCGGGGAATGTGATCCCAGCAAGTGATGCGGAAAACTAGATCAGTGTTGGGGATTTTCTTTTGATCAATCACTTCACCTGTTTCACGTTTGATGCGATCAGCACGATTTTTTCTTGCTTCGACCACTGTGCGTTGATTGATTTTGTCTATGCTGGGCAGGATCAAATCAAATTGGTGGTCCAGTGCAGGATCACGATACCAGCAATAGGTATTCTTGCTGAGGTGTATTTCTTTCAAAATATCACGGTTGTTTAGGTAATTGACACGAGGTGCCGCTTTTGGTAATAAAGTCATGTTATGACAAGGTCTCCTTATTAGGATTGTAGCATATTTACAACAATTGTCAACCTCTTGTAAAACTACGCCGTTTTTAACAGCGGTAAATAAGCTATAGGAAACAAACATGGCTACTAGTAATCAATATGATGTTAAAGTTGCAGAGCAGGCACATGCTGATGCCGTTAGAGTCTTGCAAGCAAGAGAAACACAACTTAAATCATTGCAAGATAATCTTGCGGCCAAAGCTCTTCGTCAAGTACTTACGGTTTCTGAAGTTGAAACTCTTAAAACTTTAAACAAAGCAGCTTTTGATAAGATACCAGCTGATCGATTAGATGCAGCTAAATCAGCATATACTCAATTACTTTCAGCTAGTACTGCATATCAACAAATTCAAAAATCATTAGATACATCGCAGACTGCGGTTAAATCTACGCAACTTGATTTGAATAATGCTACAAATGGAGTCCGTGTGACACAAGGTAAAACTGGTGAAGCAATATCACCAGCACTGGATCCTAGTATTAAACAAAGACCATATATTGTAACCACACCAACTAATGGTGAAATTTTAAACAATCCTACTGGATTGATTCTTGGTGCTACTGCATTGTCAGCAATCACTAGCAATCCAAATTTAATTTCTAGTGTTGGTAATAGCATTGGGAGATTTTTTAATAACGCCAGTGATATTTTACCAGTTAGTTCAAATGTTCCAAGTGCTCCGACTCGAGTCGCCCCAGCATCAGTTCCTGCCCCGGCCGCCGCTCCTACAGCAGTCGAAACTACTGCACCGGGTGCAGCCACTTCATATTATGAAAATGATGGCACAGTTACTTCTGATCAAGTTGAAACTACTGCACCTGGTGCAGCCACCACATATTATGAAAATGATGGCACAGCTACTTCTAATCAAGTCGAAACTACTGCACCAGGTGCGGCAACTACATATTATGAAAATGATGGCACAGCTACTTCTAATCAAGTAGAGACTAGATCACCTGCTCCAGTGCCTCCAAGTCAATCAGGACCAATTGGTGCGGCCTATGATGATGACGGCAATCTCATGCCTGGATACACATTGGATGAAGATCGCAATCCTGTGTTTGTGGGCGGAGGGTTTGTGGAGCCAGCCACAGCAGCCAGTGCCGAAGCATCAAGAACAGCCGCCGCTGCTAATCGAGCTAGAAATCAAAGCACACTGCAAACTCGTGTGAATCAACCGGCCGCAGCTGATTGGCGTGTGAGATTGAGACTGGCTCCCAATGCTGATTATCTCTACAAAGTTGGCAAAAATGACGGTGGTGCTGGAATACTTGCGCCATTGGCTGTGACTGACGGTGTGGTGTTTCCATACACTCCTAGTATTGAAACCAGTTATCAGGCCAAGTATGACAGTTATGATCTAACACATTCTAACTATCGTGGATATTTTTATAAGAGTAGCATGATAGAAAATATCAGCATCAAAGGCACTTTTACTGCGCAAGACACCTATGAAGCTGCATACTTGTTGGCTGTGATACATTTCTTTAAATCTGTCACAAAAATGTTTTACGGACAAGATGCACAAGCAGGCACTCCACCGCCACTGGTATATCTAAACGGATTTGGAAAATATCAGTTTAACGAAAATCCTTGTGTGGTAACTAATTTTGGATACAGTTTGCCCAACGACGTAGATTACATACGTGCTGATGGATTTAATAATATTGGATTGAACTTAGAAAATCGCAGACCTCGAACAACTGGACCTGCTATAGGTGGATCGTTAGGCACAGTGGTGGCTATTATTGATAGATTGACCAATGCAGGATTTAAGAACGGCAGTTTAACTGATCGACCAACTCCTGGCCAAGTCACTCAAAACGTTACCAATCAAACTGCTATCAACAGCACCTACGTGCCTACCAAAATGGAAATTTCAATCACACTATTGCCCATGCAAACACGCAATCAAGTCAGCAAACAGTTCAGTTTGAAATCGTTTGCCAATGGTTCGTTATTGGCAGGTGGAGGGTTCTGGTAATGGCCGCAACTTACACTAGCACCAGTCCATACTTTCAAACTGGCTACAATCAGTTTTATTTGGATGTGATGGTCAATCGACCCATTCCCAAAGAAAGTGATGACAAGTTGTGGATTATAAATGTCACATACCAATATCGCCCAGACTTGTTGGCCTATGACTTGTATGGCGATGCTGGATTATGGTGGACGTTTTATCAACGCAATCCCAACACACTCACAGCACCACCTCTAGATTTCAAAGTTAACACTAGAATTTACATTCCAAAGATTACCACACTTCGATCAACCTTGGGGTTCTAACCAATGGCCACTCTTCCAGAAAATCCTCTTACTACCAATGCTGGTGATGGTGACCAAGGCACCAACGCTGCTACACGATCATTTTTACAAACACAAAGCACAAGCAATGCCAACGGATTCAATGTAGGTATTGACTTGCCAGACGAAGCTGGTGTGATAGGGCAACTGCGGCGCAATCCTGAAACTGGTGAATTATACGATAGTGGTAACCTACGTCAAAATCCCGAAACTGGCGAATACTATCAAGGCATTGATCTTCAAGCGCCCACCAGTGCTGGCGTTGGTCAATATGATGACGCAACAGGTGGTGCTGGTACCAATGTTAATCAAGCCGCAGGTGATGACGCTGGATCGTCATATGGCGGATATAGTCAAGCAGAAAATGATGCACTTACTCAAGCAACAAAAACACAAACTGGCAGCATTTCTACTGACGGCAGCAATCAAGCAATAACTCCTCAGGCCAATGTTTTAGATCGTTTTTCCAGTTATACCTACAGAGCCAGTTGGTATCTAATGACACCAGCACAATACAAACAGTTGGTATACAGCAAGAAAAAAACAGTCAATGGTTATATGTTGCTGGTACAAAGCGGTGGAGCCCCACAAAACTCAGGCGGGTTTAAAGGTGCGTTGAGCTCTAATGCACAGACATTTTCTGAAAACAATGGAGCCACTAGCACCAACGCATCAATACCCGGAGCCAATGATGCAGATGCTGGTCGCAATCCAGCTTTTCCTTTGGATTTTTACATTGACTCTGTTACCATTGAAAACTTTCTCACTGGCGGTGGCACCCGAGCACCACACTCAACTAAAAATATCAAATTCACTGTGATTGAAAACAACGGTATTACCTTGTTGGATAGACTGTATGAAGCTGTGCAAGACTTCATGCCTGCTAGTGGTCAAAAAAATGGTATTAACTATGCCTCAGTAGTGTATCTCATGGTGATAAGATTTTACGGATACGACGAACAGGGCAATTTGGTCACTCAAATTGGCGGTAATAGATCTGATCCCAATTCAGTGATTGAAAAGTTTATACCATTCAAAATTTCCAAATGCGATTGGACCATTGACAGCAAGTTAGTCACATACAGCTTTGAAGGACTTGCACCCGGTGAAGGTTCAGCTGCTGGCACCCGTCGAGGAACCATACCTTACAACATTGAATTAACGGCTGCCAACATTGGTGATTTGCTAGGACAAGATGTAAAATTCTCTGCAGTACAAGCTGCCGCCGCCACACCCGGAGCAGCAACCACTGCATCCACACCTGATCAAAGTTCCGCTGAAACTAGACGATTACTTGCAGCCAATGCCACAGCCGCACCTGCGCCACCAAAAGCTGATGCAGCCCCCACAACAAAAAAGACCAGTATTGTTCAAGGACTCATGGGTGCGATGAATCAATTCCAACAAGACTTGGTCAAAGAAGGTGTGTATGAAAAAGCAGATCAGTATGAGATTGTGTTTGCTAATCCGGGACCAGGTGGCGGCGGCAATGCAATTAAAAACGCCAGATTGATTCCTCCAGGCAAAAAAACAAATGCAAGCCAAACTGGAATGGTGCCACCTGCTACTACCAGCACAGGATCAGCAGATATGGACGCAATTTATAAGGATATCAAAAGTAGAAACTACTCTATCACTGCTGGTATGCAATTGGTTCAGGCCATTGAACTTGCTATAAGAAACAGCACTTTTATTACAGATCAAAACGTTTTGTTCTTTGACGAGAATGATGCATTGCAAGTCAAAAACGATGTGAACAAAAAAGATGTTGTATGGTTTAACATTACTTTCCAATCAACACAATTGGACTATGATAACAAACGCAATGACTATGCACAAAAAATAACATTCATAATCAACACACATACACCTATGAATTTTAGCAGCAGTTACTATCCTATCAACAAGTTCCGTGGACTGCACAAACAATATAACTATTGGTTCACTGGTAAAAATACTTCAGTGATTGAATACAAAGAAACCATGAACAATCTTTATAATCTTACCATTAGTGGAGATCAAACCAAAGGTAATCTTGGATTTCAACAACGCAAGGCATTTACCAGCAGCATGAGAGATCAACCATTTTACACTTTTCAAACTGCCAGTAAGGAAAACAGCGCCGGCGACAATAACAAACAAAATGAACCACAAGCCAATTTGGCCGAAAGCCTGTATGATCCAGTAGGCCTGGCCAATTGTAATGTCAAAATTGTGGGCGATCCTGCTTGGATACAGCAAGGTAGTTTTGCTGGAGGAGTCAGCCCACAAGAGTTTGATTTCAATGCATTTTTACCTGATGGAACTATAAATTTTGATGCTAGAGAAATCATGTTTGAAATAGCTTGGCAACGTCCACAAGACTATGATATCAATACTGGTCTAGCAGATCCGTATGCCAAATCTAGTTCACGACAACCAGTGCAAAGTCGCGTGTATACTGCCATGCAGTGTACTAGTGAATTCCGCCAAGGTAGCTTTTATCAAAACATACAAGGCAAGTTGTATTTCTTTATGAAACCCAATGCTTCTAACAAAGCAGCCACAGCACCACCACCTGCAACTCAAGCAGATGTGAGAAGAATAGACAATGCCACAACGTCAGACAATCCCAGCCACTCCAATGCATCTGCTGCTGAAGCCGGAGCCAGTGGTAGACCCACAACACTAGCTGTGCCAGCTTTGAGCACCGGCCCTGGTAGCGGCACACCAAATGTAATAAATTCAGCACCACCTGGGCCAAAAGACACAGTGGTTCCTGCACCACCTCCACAGCCAGCAACATCAGGCTCAGGAGAAAATTTAGATGTAGGAGATCCGTTTGTACCGCCTGGCACACTGTCTGGTAGAATTACAGCAGATGGACTTGGTGTTTCACTGTCTGTCCCACAAGACATGGTAAGAGACTTTTAAGGATAACACATGGCAACAGATGTACAACGCAGTAGAGGGCGTCCAACAAACTACAAGTTTGATCGTGGAGGTGTACCTGCGGAGTTTGGACCATTCTATGGCATCGTAAAAAATACCACCGATTCAATAAGATCAGGTCGCATTCAAGTTTACATTGAAGCGTTCTCTAACGGTGGCGAAAATGAACCATCAAAATGGATCACAGTAAGCTACATGCCACAATTCTTTGGATCAACTCCGTATAATCCTGCCAAGACAGGTGTAGGAAAATACATTGATGGCAATTCCAACAGTTATGGCATGTGGTTCACTCCGCCCGATGTGGGCATCACAGTGTTATGTGTGTTTGTGAATGGTGATCGCAGCCAAGGATTTTATATAGGTGTAGCGCCAGATCAAAGCGTTGGACACATGGTGCCTGCGGTTGGCGCCGCACCGGTTAGAACTCAAGCTGTTGCAGAAAATGAAAACCAAGCAAAATATTTTGAAGGCGCAACTCAATTACCAGTAGTTGAAATTAACACAAATAATATTGCCTTAGAAGAAAATGCTAGATTCTTTGATGCTCCTAAACCCATACAAAGTGTAGTGGCAGAAACCATGTTCCGACAAGGTTTGATTAAAGATGCTCAACGCGGCCCTATATCAAGTTCAAGCCAACGCGAAAGTCCTAGTGCTGTTTTTGGTGTAAGCACTCCAGGACCTGCTGTGTATAAAGGCGGTATGCAGCTGGGGGAAATAAAGAAAAAAGTTCAGACTGGCGAATTAAAACCGCAAGACCTTAATGTAATTGGTCGCGTAGGCGGGCACAGCATTGTAATGGACGATGGCGACACCAAAGGCAACACTAGATTGATACGATTTAGAACCACAGCCGGACATCAAATCACAATGAGTGACTCAGGAGACTTTTTCTATATAACTCATGCCAATGGCCTAGCCTGGTTTGAACTTGGTGCGCAAGGCACATTAGATGTGTATGCCACAAACTCAATTAATCTGCGCACACGCGGCGATATCAATTTACACGCTGACAGAGACATCAACATGTATGCCGGCGGCAGTATCAAAGCCAAAGCTGCGGAAGATATCAAAATGCAAGCTGACGCTGATCTTACCATGATAGCACAAGCAAATTTAACTGTTTATAGCAAAAGTTATATTGGCGTAAAATCTGATGGCAGCCTTGCTTTACAAAGTGCTAGTGGAAGTTGGGAAGGCGGCAGTGCATTGGCATTTTCTGCAGGTGGTATTGATTTTAACGGTCCGGCTGCTGGCTCGGTGACTGCACCCAACAACTTGACAACAACTATTCTAGATGATACCGCATTTAGTAGTGCCACTGGATGGGAAGTCAATGCAGATGGGTTGGAAAGCATTGTGACTCGAGCACCCACACACGAACCATATCCCTATCACAACAAAGGTGTAGATATTGAAATTTCGCTAGAAGAAGGACAACCGCCGCCTAACCCCGGCGCTGTACCTGTGCCTGCCGGATTTGAATTCACGAGAACAGCATGAGCAAATTTAGTTTTGAATTTAATGGACAAACGTTTGAAGTCAACGCACCTACTGGCGCTACTTACGAGCAAGCCAAGGCTGTGTTTGACCAACAAACAGCCAGCGGTGGCCTTACAGGATTCAAAGTTGGTGATGCATTAAGTCCAGCCACACAAGCTGCCGGTGGTCTAGCTGCTGCTCAAAGTCAACTCACACAAGGCTTGGCCGCAGCCACCAGTCAATTGCCTAGTGGTACAAATTTAAGCAGTCTCACAGCCAGCATAGGAACACTTGGTCAAAGTGCAGGCACACAAGTGGCCAGCGCACTACAAGGTGGTGCGGCTGCGTTTAATTCATTAACTACCGGTGCAGGCGGTGCTACTGCTTTTATCAGCTCAACATTATCTGGCACAAGTGGTGGATTCTCTTTACCATCATCGTCAGCCATTACAGGTGCGTTAACCGGTGCCGCTGCTCGAGCAGGCAGTTTGGCCAGCACCGCAGTTGGTACTATATCTGGGCTAATCAAAGGAACCCCTACCTCAGGAATCAATGCAGCAGACTTTGCCAAACAAGGTCCGTCACTAGGCGCGCTCGGAAGCATGAGCTTGCCTGATGTAACTGGCACACTGGCCCAAGCCTCAAAGTTAGTAGGACAAGGCGCCGCCACAATCAGTAATGCACTAGGTGCAGGTAAATTTGGTCTTGATGCTAGTCAACTTGAACGATGGGGATTGGTCAAACCAGGAACTGCTTCTACATTTTTGGGACCCGGTGGTAGTGATCTTACCAGTGTGTTAAAAAGCCCCACAGTATGGACTGGTAAAGATGGTGTAAAAAGTCTTGACGGATTGTTAAACAATGACGGACTTCAAAACAAAATACAACAAGGTTTGATGACTTCAGGGGTAGCTGATTTAAAATCACTTGGCATACCCACAGACAAATTAACACCACAAGCATTGAGCGGTCTAGCTGCCAATGCTGCCAAGAGTGTGTCAGACACGCTAGACTGGGCTAAAAATACACCAGGCCTGCCAGCAGATATCAAAGCTAACTTTGATGCCTCGGCGGTCAACAGCGCATTTGCTGTGAATCTTACACAGACCAAAATAGATCCTTCCACGCTTCAGGAATACAAACCAGTGGCTGCTGAAAATACCGTGAATGCTGAAACGCTTAATGCCGCAGCCAAAAGAATTGTAGGTAACGCTAAAGTGCCTAGCATTTTACCTACAGAAGCCAGTCAAACTACCGCATAAATATTGTTATGACTACCTTTGTTGGCTTTAACACACAGAATCAATATAAAAAATTTACACTTGTAGACTTTGAATTGATCAAGCGCGACCTTTTGAATGCGTTTAATATTCGACAAGGTCAATTGCCAGGCCGCCCTGCGTATGGCACAGTGTTATGGAATTACTTGTTTGAAAATCAAGTTGATGCAGTTCAACAGGGTATTGTGAATGAAGTTCAACGAGTGGCCGGCGGCGATCCTCGAATATTCGTCAGCAACATCAACGTGTATCCCCAAGAAAATGGCATGCTGATCGAATTAGAAATACAGACTGTAGGCGGAGTAAATGCCGAAATCTTAAATGTATTTTTCAATCAAGTCAGCCGGTCGGCCAGCTATGTATAACTACGCCGTTTTTTATCTACATAAATAACAGATAAAGAATACAAGGCCCAGACGCAATGGCAAAAACCACTAGACAAACAGCGATATTTGGTGTAGAAGATTGGAAACAAATCTATCAAACCTATCGCGAAGCAGACTTCCAAAGCTATGACTTTGAAACTCTACGCAAGAGTTTCACCGACTATCTGCGTTTGTACTATCCAGAAACATTCAATGACTACATTGAATCGTCAGAATACATTGCTTTGCTGGATGTTATTGCGTTCATGGGCCAAGCACTTGCGTTCCGTACAGACTTAAACACTCGTGAAAATTACCTAGACACAGCAGAACGTAGAGATTCAGTCACACGTCTGGCCAATTTGGTCAGCTACACTGCCAAACGCAACACTGCCGCCCAAGGCCTCCTTAAAGCATTTTCGGTAACCACAACAGAAAATGTCACAGACTATAATGGGGTCAACTTAGCAAACGTCACAGTGAACTGGGCTGATCCCACAAACTTTGACTGGCTGGAACAATGGAACACCATTGTGAATGCATCCCTAGTCAGCAGTCAAAAAATTGGTCGCCCAGCCAATCGTCAAACTATTTTGGGTGTAGACACCAGCGAATATGGTATTAATTTGGTTCCAGGATTCTTGCCAGTAATTCCTTACACTGCCACAGTAGATGGTGTTAACATGCCGTTTGAAGCCACAACTTCGACCACAGCTGGTGAAGATTATATCTATGAACCCAGTCCAAAACCCAATACCACATTCAATGTGTTGTATCGCAATGATCAACTGGGCTATCAAAGTGCCAACAACGGATTTTTCTTCTTTTTCAAGCAAGGCACACTGCAAAATCAAGACTTCAACTTGGCCGAGCGCATTGCTAACCGCACAGTGAACATCAACATTGATGGTGTGAACAATGAAGATCGTTGGTTGTTTCAACTAGACAATGTAGGCACAGTCAGCCGAGAGTGGGCATACACCAACAACATTTATTCATCAGCCGCTGAACAAACAGCAACCTTAAGACCAATTTTTTCTGTGACCAGCAGAACCAATGATCAAATCACCATGGTGTTTGGTGACGGCGTGTTTTCAGAAATTCCTGTGGGTATTTTCCGTGCGTATGTGCGTGCTTCAAATGGTCTACAATACATTATCAATCCTGCTGAAATGCAGAACGTGGTGCTGCCAATCAGCTACATTGACCGCAACGGCAACCTGCAAACTATTACTTTCACCTGTGGCATAACTCAACCTGTGAGCAATGCACAAAGCCGTGAAAGTATTGATGCTATCAAACAACGAGCGCCTGCAAGATACTATACACAAAATCGCATGGTCAACGGCGAAGATTATAATCTTTTTCCATTCACTCTATACAATTCAATTATCAAAAGCAAGGCGTTAAATCGTGCTTCAATTGGAACCAGTCGTTATCTTGATCTTGTGGACAATACTGGCAAGTATTCATCAACCAATACATTTTCTAGCGACGGTGCCATGTGGGAAAATAACATTCTTCCTACCACACTGTTTGCTTGGACCAACCGCAACGAAATTGCTGATCTTATTACCAATCAAGTGCAGCCAGCTATTGCTGGTGCTACATTCAATCAATTTTACTATGCAAACTTTCCAAGAGTAAGTGAAAATAACTTGCCGCCAGGAACTTCATGGGTTACAGGTGCAACATGGCATCAAAGCACAACACTAGCCAATGAAACTACTGGATATTTTCAAAATGCAGCAGGTGCGCCAATTATATTCAATTCTTCAAGTAGTACTGTATTCAGATATGTAACACAAAAAAGTTTGATTAAATTTTTAGCACCAACTGGCTACTATTTTGATGCCAACAATAGATTGAAACCAGGCCTACCAACTAGACCTGAAGATCATCTAGTAATTTGGGCCAGCCCACTTGCGATCGTAGGCGATGGCAGCAATGGAGGAGTTGGTAATTTAGCCAATGGACAAGGTCCTGTAGCCCTTAATAATTTTGTGCCCACTGGTGCTGTGGTGGATACCATTATTCCTGTGTTTCTTACAGATTTAGGCACCACCATAAGAGAAGAAATGACACAACAATTTTTGTTGAATAGAAGTTTTGGTCTTGGGTATGACAACAACGGAACCATCACAGGCACTTCTGGTACTTGGTATTTAATTACTAGTACTAACTTAAATGCGGATGCCACCTGGAGTCAAACTTACGCAGGTAACACATCCGGACAAAACTTAGATGCCAGCTGGATGATACAGTTTGTGTCTGTAGACAACAAATACACTATTACATTCCGTGGACTTGCTTATTACTTTGGTTCAGTGTTGCAAACAAGATTTTTCTTCTATGGCAACCAAAAGATTTATGACAGTCGTACAGGCACCACAATCAGAGACTTTGTTAACGTGCTGGCAGTAAACACCAAGCCAGACAGCTCATCTCCACTGCCTGGCGACATTTATACCACAATCATCGGTCAGCCTGTAGAGTCAGATGG